TTGTGCTCGATAAGGTTTGGGAGGGGGGCGAAACATGACACTGCCTCAGATTGCCCAGCTGGAGTTTCCTGACACAGAGCTGATTCAGCAAACATCGCCCGAGAAGGTCCACAAGACTTTTTTGTGGGACTTCAACAAGGGCGATTTTGTCTTGAAAGACGGGAAACTGATTGAGGTAACCGGAATCGAGTATGTAAAGATTTGGGTAGAAAAAGCGCTTCGCACGATGAAAGACTCCCTCATCTACGAAGGAACCGGGTATGGAAGTGAATATCACACACTGATCGGCAAGAACTTCCACCCGGACTTTACCCGATCAGAGTATGAGCGGATGATTCGCGATGCTCTGCTGCAAAACGATGCGATCACCCAGGTGGACAACTTTGTGTTCACCCAAAGCGGCGAAAAACTCACCATCGAGTTTCAAGTAAAGAGTATCTATGGTTCAACGGAAGGGAGGGTGACGGTGTAGATGGCTGATAAAAAAGAGATTCTCACAGAAATGATGAGTTCACTTTCTTCCAGATATGACAAGCGCCCGGGCAACTTTGCGTATGATTTTCTCGCTCCGGTGGCAGATCGCTTTGAAAAGACAGATACAGAAATTGCGACGGTCAAGGAAAAGCTGGACATCTCCAATCTGTCAGGCCAGGAGCTTGAACGACGTGTCTATGAACGGACAGGGATTGAACGAAAACAGGCCACACACGCGATCGGCAGTGTGACCGTTACCGGTACCGGGACAATCTTTGTGGGAGATCTGTTTGAAACGCCAGGCGGCGTCCAATTCCAGGCGACGGAGCAGAAAAATATCGCTGTCAGCGGCACCGTAAATATTCGGGCTGTCGAACCTGGTGCCAGCGGAAACGTCCCGGCAAACACGATCACCATGTTTCCTGTCACACTGGCAGGATTTACAGCGGTGACCAATCACGAACCTACAGCAGATGGCTTTGATGCGGAATCTGATGAGGATCTCTTGCAAAGATACTACGAAAAGATCCGCACGCCAGCAACGAGCGGCAATAAATATCACTATAAAAACTGGGCGAAAGAGGTCCCCGGTGTTGGAGATGCGCGGGTCATTCCCCTCTGGAACGGCGACAACACAGTGAAGGTGGTCATCATCGACAGTGACAGGAAGCCGGCCAGTCAATCCATCGTGGACGCTGTGCAAGAGCACATTGATCCGGGCATTACCGGAGACGGAAGCGGTGCAGCCCCTCTTGGTGCGTTTTGCACCGTGGTAAGCGCGACCGGGGTTAGCATCGACGTTTCTGTTACGATCATGCTCTCCCCTGGATACACCCTCCAGCAAGCTGCAAATAACATTCAAGTGAAGCTGACGCAATACCTGAAAGATATTGCCTTTATTGAGCCAGATGAGATGTCGTTTGTAAGCTATGCAAGGATTGGAGGAGAGATCCTGGACAGCGAAGGTGTTGCCGATTACAGTAATCTGCTCGTCAATGGAGGCACGGCAAACATACCGATTGGCAGAGAAGAAGTAGCAGTGCTTGGGACGGTGACGGTAGATGGCTGATAAGATGATCAATAGATTGGCACCCTTTATGCGCCGGTCCGAGGTGTTTAAGTCCTTCTTTGATTCCGTCGAACCGGCGTTTGCCAGCAGAGAAGAAGCCATATCAGACTTGGAGGCCCAGATGTCAGTGACAACCGCAACCTGGGCTTTGCCTTTATATGAAAAGGAATATGAGATCAAACCAGATCCATCCAAGTCATTGGAGGAACGCAGGGCGGCCGTTATCGCGAAGATGCGCGCAACAGGTAAGTTCACTGCCGAAATGGCGCTCGCCATTGTGAGGGCTTTCACCGATCAAGTGCGGCGGGTAACCTTTACGGGCAGGATCAGGATCCATTTTGACGGGCTCACCAATCTAAACCTTATTGCTGTCGCGGCTGCGCTGGAGGACGTCAAACCGGCGCATATCGATGTGGAGTATGATCTGGGGAATAGCTGCGCTCTGGTGATAACAGATAAGGTGACTGTCAGCCAACGTCGGTACCATAAGGTGTCTGAGTTCCGGGTCGGCATGAAGCCGATTAAGTATCAGACTGAGGTGATCGTATGATTGATAACGCATATTTGGCCCGCGCCGCCGAAGACCTGAAAAACCGAATCGGATCCCTCGTCGTGAATAATCAAACCGTTCCGATTCAAAACGTTACCCGGAACGGCAGGACAATCATCGTAGAAACATTGAGCCAGCAGGGGATCACGGAAGTGACATCCATTAGGCTGTACGACGAGAAAGGGAACTTGATCACTGAGCGGATGCCCAGCATTACTGTTGCAGATCAGCAGCGACTGGCCTTCCGATTTGAATTTGAAGTGAAAGGCGGGAGCGCATAATGCCATATGATCCAAAACTGGACTGGAAACCTGACGACGACGTCACGGAAGCCGACATTAATCGATGGGAAAAGGGGATCGCGGACGCTCACGTGCAGTTGGCTGCGCTGTCTGCGGACGTATCAAACCTGAAAATCCGTATCAATACGATGGAGTCGATTTTGCCGGAGAACTTCCTCTACAACAAGTTTGACGACGATCTATCCACAATCGACTCTATCCGGGTGATCAGGGGCTATTTCAACGAGGCTCAATCACGCTTGGAGGTATAATCTACCTTCTGAAAACGGTCATTTTGAGCGAGAAGGGGGAGAAAGATGCCCGTAATAACCAAAACGTTTGCTGAAAGTACCGCCAGAACGCAAACGCAATCGTTAACTATTCCAAAGCTAAAATCGATCAAGAGTGTAACGGTAAACACCGGAACCGTCACGTATTCGGTAAGCGACCAAACCATCACATTTCAATTGAAAAATGGTTCAGTCTCTCGTACTGTTCAAACTGGTGGGTCGTATACTCCGGCAGACTCCAAGACTGTTACCGAATCTCGTACAAGCTCCAGCAACAATTTACCTAGCAGCATCCCCTATAACAGTGGGGGATACTCTGGAACTCTTTATGGTCAAGGGGTAACTCAAACTGTTATAAGCGGTTCAGCAGGAGACTCAAAAACAGTTACGGAGACGAGGACATACGAGGCATCGGTGTTTGAAGCCGGAAACTGGGATCAAGTTTACGCAGCAGCATTGGCTGGACTGCCTTCCAACATTTCATATAATAATGGTGGATACACAGGTACACTGAAAAAAACAAGCGCAAAAATTATTAGTCAGAGGACGAAAAAATCTGGCGACTCCACCACGTTCTATGCAACAGCAGAAGGCACATACTCGGGTACAGTAACGAAGCCGGACACTCGTGTTTATCAATACTCTCAAAACTATTCAGGAATCGTGACGAAACCAGCATCCGACACACGGACATATGAATATTACTATCAATACACAGTAACAGTGGATTACGTCGATAACTCATCACCTACCTTAACCTTATCTACGGACGACAATCAAACATTATCAGAAGGCAACTCTCTGCAAATTAAGGGCAATGCTACCGACGCCGACGCAAACAACAATGTCGTAATCAAATGTCAAATTAACAATGGACCAATACGAAACATAGGATCAGGCGTATCCGACGGGGTAACGCCTATTTCTTTTGCCCGCACGCTGACCTACCACAACAAGCGGCTGTGGGACGGCGCGATGGACGTAGCTGGAGCTGATCTGGCCGAAGACGTCGATCACATCCTCAAGGTATGGGCAGAAGACGACCAAGGTGGAAAGAGCGCGGAAGTCACGCGCAAATTCCGCGTCATCTGGAATCGGCCGCCGGTGATCAGTGGGGCCAACGAAGACTTGGGTAAGATCATGGAGCCCCCGAGCAAAACCTATAGCGTCACTGATCCGGAGGGCAACCCTTTCACCATCACAGAAAAGATCGATGGAAAGGTAATCCGGTCATTTGAAGGCGTACCTGGTCGGGAGGAGACCGTAACGATCCCGCATGACATGTGGATCAGACTGGAGCTGGACACACCACATGCACTGACTGTGGAGGCTAAGGATAACAACGGAATGACTTCGACCAGGACGTTTACGTTTGTCAGGACAGAGACACACATCGAATTTATGCTGGACTTTGACAACCCGGACGTAGAGGCACATTTCACCTTAGACGGGATGCCTACGCGCGTGCTTGTCACGCTGGAGCGGTACCTGCCGCCGGGTTCTTCGATCGAGTTTGTCCGAGTGTGCAACAATGCAATGGACCAATCGCCGACTTGGGAGGATATGACCGCAGCAGTTCTTGCCGGCCGGGGTTATCTCTTTACCAACCAGCAAAAAACCGCCGCGAACTGGCGCATCAATATCTGGGTGTGCATCGCCAAAGGCACAGCGACAGAGCGGGTGAGATTGGACGGATTTGGGGGTGCGTTTGATTGAGTTTCAAAACACAAAACGTGGAGAAAATTTCAGTCATTCGTCAAAAGGAGCAGGAAGACCCGGTATTAACCATGGGGCAGGAACTCGCCATGCTGAAGCTGGAAAATATTGAAAAAGACGCGATGATTCAAACCCTTGGGCAGCAGTTGGCATTGGTCAAAGTGGAACTGATCCAAATGAAAGGAGGTGGTGTATGATGGCATTCTGGAACCTGGCGTACAAATACAAGTGGGTCACGATTGATCAGTTGCGCTTGGCTGTTCGGACTGAATCCAATCCATACGGGGAGATCACGCCGGAGGAGTTCAAGCAAATCACCGGCCAGGATTTCTGAGCGCCTTTCCCAATGCGGACAGGCGTTTTTCATGGGGAGCAGTGGCTCCCCTTTTTTTCATCTAGACTGAAAACCCGTCCCTGGCCGAGCAGGGCTTTGATTTTGTCCTGGGGGGCGAGGAGGATGAAGAACATTGCGCTTTGTACAAAGACTTGAACTGGAGAACATTGCAACCCAAGCAAACGCCCTCGCAGCGACGTTGGGGGCGGTGACAGCACCTGTGTTCCATTACTTTTATGGCACGGGCCGGACTGACATTATCGTGGTGCTTTTGCTTTGCATTGTACTGGATTGGATAACCGGCATCCAGGCAGCCAAGAAAAAAGACAAAACGTACTCGTCGGAATATGGCCTGAATCGCATTCCGCGTACCTTGTTTCTGCTGGCCCTGCCGGCGTTGGGCAACTTGCTTGACCGCGTGATGGGCACGCCGGGCTTTCTCTTTTACGGCGTCACATTTGGCCTCATTTATCACACCTGGAACAGCCTGACGGCCAATGCAACACGAGCCGGATGGCCGGTGCCAAAGGCAGTCGCCAAACTGGTGGAGTCCGAAATCAGAGCCAAGACTGAACGGGCCATGAGACAAAAGGAGGGTAAGTGAGATGAAGAGAGTGATTCTGATCGACCCCGGTCATGGCGCCGAAACAGCCGGTAAACGCTCCCCGGACGGCACGCTGCGAGAGTATGAATTCAATCGAAATGTCGCTCGCCGGCTGGTGAAAAAACTCCATATGTCCGGCTTCGACGTCCGCCTGACGGTGAACGATGACAAGGACATGCCCTTGATTCAGCGCACGAACCAGGCGCGAGACTTGAAACGGCAGGGATACGACGTCCTGCTCGTGTCCATCCACGCCAACGCTGCCGGTAACGGATGGAGCACAGCGAACGGGATTGAGACGTACACAAACGACCAGGCGGAGAAGCTGGCGCAGATTATTCAGCGTCGCCTCGTAGCAGATACCGGTCTGCGGGATCGCGGGGTGAAACGAGCTGACCTGCACATCACCAGAGAGACCGCAAGACACGGCATTCCTGGTGTACTCTGCGAACTGGGTTTCATGACCAACCGGGACGAGTGCGCCCTGTTGAAAACGGATGCCTTCCGGGAGAACTGCGCCGCCGCGATTGCGAAGGTAATCTGCGAACACTACCGAGTGCCTTTCAAAACATCCACAGAAAGTACACAACAAGCACAAACGGTTGTAGATCAAGTTTCCATCGAGATTAACGACAGCCGCCTGCCAGTTCAGGGTTATCTGCGTGACGGCGTATCGTGGCTTCCGATCCGGTCCGTGGCCGAGGCAGTCGGCGGCAAGGTGGAGTGGTGCGCCTGCACAAAACAGGTCAAGGTGAACGGCCAAGACCTGACAGAGAGCATCGAAAACGGCACGTCGTATGCCCCTGCCCGGGAACTGGCTGCCATCCTCGGTCTGGCGGTGGAGTGGGACCAGGCAACGAAAACGGTAAAACTGAAGAAAGGATGTGTGTGACATGACTTTCGCGGATGTGGTTGTCTTTGGACAAGAGTGGGGTGCGTTGATCGCCCTTTTTCTTTTGGTACTGCTCGTCCTGGCCGCCGACCTGTTCCCGCGCATCGCCGCCTTTATCGCCGAGATCGAAGCGGTGTTCCCCGGCTTGTACGACCATCTGGAGGCGAAGGAGCAGGCCCTCGTCAATCGTTATGACCGGCTGCCGACAAGAATCCGCGCCGGTTTCGCTTTGGTGGGTGGGAAAACAGCATGGGCCGCGCTGGTCAGGTGGATGTACAAATTCGTGCGAGATCGAGCAAAGAGAAGCTAAACAAACAGCCCTCTGCCGAAAAAACCGGTGGAGGGAATTTTTTATTCTCTCTCGTCTTTCTTCCTTCTGCCGCGAAGCCGGGGCGTGTCCATCCATGTTTGAACTTGCTCCCGAAGCCACAACGGTCCGCAAGCAAGCTCCTTGACGGGCTGCGGGAACTGTCCAAGCCTCAGATACTCCTTCATGTAGTTCTTGGACTTGCCGGTCATTTCGCAGACCTCTGACAACCCCATGATGTCGTCCAAATTAATCTGCAATTATTTAATCCCTTCTTCCCAATGCTGCTGTTATCCACAAATATGCCACAACGTAAATCAGGATGGCTTTCTGCCACCACTGAGCAGCAGGCGAGTATGTGGCTAAAACAGCGAACCCTAACACTCCACGGATGGAACGCAGATTTCTGATGTCTATTTTTCTTGTCTTCATGCTATTCTTAGGATGGTGGGGGGGCCTCACTGGTCACCTGCGGCGTTTACCTTGGCGGGAGCGCCGCTTTCGCTTTTTCTTCCGCTAGCTTCGGGTGTACCTACTCCTTTCACCATCCCACGTACTCACCTCCTTTCTGGCCTTAATTATGCCAATTCGTTTAATCTGTAAAATATTGGTCTTCCCGCAGCAACTCTCTGCATGGCGGCAGGTTCGATTTCCATCACCCGCTCCATATGAAACCCTTGAGAAATCGACGTTTTTTGGTAAGAGGAAAAACCGCCTCCTGAGCGAAGGCAGGTTTTTTGCTGACACATCCTTGTATCCGAAGCATCGTTTATTAGCCCTTCGATCTCGTTACGACATGAACGCACGCTGCTGTCGCAACACATACCAGAACAGACAAGGGGAATGTCAACAGGTACGCATTTGTATATGTCACCGCCGGGATATAATTGACCCAGGTTCGCCGGAAAGAAAATGACCCACCCATAGCGAATATATCCCCTTCGTAATTAACGGCCAAGTTAATCTTCGGAGGGAGACACATGCTAAGGAG